ATTTAGGAGCTTTTAAAGGATATGGACTACAAAGAAATAATGCCGAACGAAAAGATAATTGTGATGATAAACGACATACACAATAACTGGTGGAAGTCGGCAAGGGAGTTTGATGAAAACTCAGATAAAGAAGAGGTTATGAAGTCTATGACGGTCTTGATGAGATATGTAGAAGCAAACTACTCAAACTATCCAATAGCTTGCGGAATAATGCAGGCATATATAGACGAACTGGATGCAAGAGTAAAAGGCGGATACAGAAGTTTTGAGGGAGAGAAAGAAAAGAATGAACGAAGATAAATATATAAAATGCGTTGATAAAAATGACATGGAGGCAACAGCTTATCAGCTGTGGGAAGAACTAAAAATTGATACGAAGTTTTGCTATGAGAAAGATGGAGTTGAAGGATTTTGGCTAGAAATAAAAAGAGGTTGAGAAAATGTTGGATTTTGGAAAAATACAGGCGGATGCGGTAAAAAACATTTATTTGTTACACGAGTATACGAATAGCTGAAAAAGGGATAAATTATAAAATTTTAAAAACAGAGAGGAGTCGAGCCTGCCGGCAATAAGGGATATCCGGCTCCTGAAAATATGGATTATAAAAGTGAGATAGTAAAAAAGATACATGAAATGGCTAAATATTATTCAGCACATCAAGTCTTTCGTGATTGGATAGAAGTATATGCCTTATCTATAGCAAATTGTTGCGAGCCGGAAGGAACTCCGGTTTTCGAAAAAAGGGAGCAGCAGTATCTAAGTACAATAAATAAATATAAAAAAGAGGAGATAGATGGCTTTGCTGATCTGGGAGGGATGTTAACATTGGCACTGGAAAAGGATATGTCAGATATTTTAGGAAGTGTGTATATGGGCATAGGAACAGGCAATAAAGCCACAGGACAGTTCTTTACACCTGATAGCATAAGTCAGTTGACAGCTAAAATGATGGATGTAGAGATAGTATCAATAAAAGAGCCGATAAGGCTTCACGAGCCTGCATGTGGCAGCAGCGGAATGATTATTGCATATGCCAGAGCTTTGAGAGATAAGGATATAAATTATCAAAGACAGCTTGATATAGAAGCCTCAGATATAGATTTTGCATGTGTCTATATGAGTTATATACAGCTGTCACTGCTTGGAATTAAGGCAGTTGTAGTGAGACAGGACAGTTTGCTTGGAGAAAAAGTTCCACAGGAACATATATTTGTAACTCCGGCAAAGAAAGGAATGTTGCTATGAAAGACGAATTAATATCAAAGATAATTATGGAACTGGCAGCAGATGTTGATATGGATGTTGGAGAGCTGAAATCAAAACTATATATGATTATGCATGGATACAGCATAAAACTTGAAAATACAGATATAGTCATAAGGGAAGAAAACAAGAATGAATGGTATTTTAAAAAGTTCATAATGACAAAGACTGTGCAAGGATTATCCGAGAGGACATTAGCTCAGTATTCAGGTGAAATACCAAGGATGCTAAACACTATAGGAAAATCCGCAGAAGATGTAAGCTCAGACGATATATTATATTACCTTGCTGTAAGGGAGCATAGAGATAAAGTATCTAAAGTAACTGTATCAAACAATCTTAGATACCTGAGAACATTTTTTGAATTTCTAACAGTTGAAGGAATAATACCTAGCAATCCTGTAAGAAAAATTGGAAGTATCAAAGTAGCTAAAAAGCAGAAAAAGGCTTTTTCAGACGTAGAGGTGCTTAAACTGAGACAGGGATGTAAGACAGTGAGTGAAAGGCTTATTGTTGACATGCTACTAAGTACTGGTTGTAGAGTTTCAGAACTTGTATCTATAAAAGTTGAAGATATAGAAGGCAGAAGAATAACTGTTTTAGGTAAAGGTAATAAAGAGAGAATAGTTTACCTTAATGCGCAGGCACGCCTTACGCTTGATGAACATATGAGAGACATTAATACAATAATAAATCCTTATATATTACAAAGCACAAGATATATAAACAGCAAAGAGCATATGAGTAGTGGAGCAGTAGAAAGCTTTTGCAGAAGACTTGGGGAAAGAACCGGAGTTAGAAATGTTCATCCGCATAGGTTTAGAAGAACGTGTGCAACTATGGCATTAAAAAGAGGAATGCCGATAGAACAAGTTAGTAAGATGTTAGGGCACGAAGAGTTATCGACAACGCAAATATACTTGGATCTTGATGAAAGAAACTTAGAAATAGCACATGAAAAATATGTAGTGTAGTAAAAGAAAAGGAGCAAATATGAAAAACACATTAGAGGATTTAAACAATTACTTATTCGAATCAATAGAAAGAATTACAGATGATGATCTGACAGATGAGCAACTCGAAAAAGAGATAAAGAGAAGTGATGCCGTACAGAAAATAGCAAAAACAATTATAGAAAATGGGCATCTGGCTCTAAATGCAAGAAAGCATATAGATGAGCAAGGAACAGGACAGACTGTAGATCTACCTATGTTGGGACTCAAAAAGGGTGTTTGACTATGGTTTACACAATAGCTGAGAGGGAATTCTTGAAAAGCAATATTCCTGGGCATTTTTCATATGAAATACAAAGTGCTTTTGAAGAAAGGTTTGGAAGATGCCTAACCTATGCACAAATAAAGAACTTTAAGGGTAATAATAAAATTTGGTCTGGAGTTAATACAACGTTTAAAAAGAAGCATGTGCCGGCAAATAAAGGCAAAAAAATGAGTACAGAACAATATGCAAAGTGTAAAGGAACAATGTTTAAAAGAGGACATAGACCACAAAACTATAGACCGGTAGGTAGTGAGAGAATCAATGTTGACGGTTATATTGAAATAAAGGTTAAAGATCCGGGAACATGGAAGCTGAAGCACAGAGTGATATGGGAGCAACATAATGACAAGATACCACCTGATAAAATAGTGATATTCAAGGATAACAACCCTTTAAACTGCGATATTGATAATCTAATGCTAGTCAGTAAAAGTGAGAATTTAAGGGTTAATGCTATGGGCGGAGGTTGTTACACAGGACAGGCAAAAGAGACGGCTGTAGCTATAGCAAGGTTAGATATATTGATTAGCAAGAGACGAAAGAAAAGGAAGGACGGTGGTTAACGAATGACAAGAAAAGAGTTTTTGGCAGAAGCGGAAAAATGTGTATGCAGTGATAGAAATTTACAATACGGAGAGCCGGAGGATAGCTTCTCGGATATAGCAAGGCTATGGAGTGCTTATCTGGATACAGATATGGGGGCTGAAGATGTCGCAATTATGATGTGTCTTTTTAAGATAGCAAGAATAAAAGGCAGCTTTTACGAAAGCAAAGATAGCTGGATAGACTTAATCGGATATGCTGCATGTGGTGGTGAGATAGCTATTACGGAGGGTGAAGAGCAAGGAGGGATAAAATGAGGTTTAATATTTATGATCACAATGACAATATTACGATTGTTGACACAAAAGATAAGGATATTGACAGGATTATGGTAGATGTCGTAAGCGGTGATGAAATTGTTGATATTGAGTACATAGACGGGAGTTTTGAGAAAGTAGATAGTTCGAAAAATAGGTTTATAAACTATTATGATGGCAGTTATACCCTATCAGGTGACAAGCTTGTGGAATGGATGGATTTTAAAGCAAAAGAAGGGGTAACATGTCTATCACATGAAAGGCTTGAAAAGTTTTGGTCTTACTAAGATTAAAGAGGTGAGTAATGACAGCAAAGGAATATTTAAGGCAGTTAAAGACTTTAGACAATATGATAAATGCAAAGTTGCTTGAGAAAGAGCGAGTGAGAGCACTGGCAACAAGGGTTTCTACGAACTTAACAGAAAAAGTGCAGGGAACCGGTAAAAACAGTATGGAAGATGCTGTAATTAAAGCTACAGAGTTAGAAGAACAAATTGGTACAGATATAAGCAAGCTTTTTGGGTTAAAGGAAGAGGCAAGAGAGTTGATAGATAGAATCGATGATGAAAATTCAAAAATTATATTATCAATGTACTATATATCAAATGCAACGTTTGAACAGGTAGCGGAGAATACGGACATATCATCTAGGTGGGTGCGTAAGATACACGGGAAGGCTTTAAAAAAATTTGAGAAAATTTATAATTGTTCCTGTTAGTTCCTCTTGCACCTGTGATATACTGTATACGTGAAAAGTTTAAAGCAAGTATACTTTTTCATAAGATCCTCCTTTTAA